GGATACGGAGATCCACCTTGAGTGCTTACAAATTTAAGATTACCCTCTGATAAGGCAGTGTTTGAAGTGCCAGCAGTACCAAAATGTAAAGAATTTAATGTTGAAAAATTATTGCTGCAGGTATCAGTGGATTGATCGATAGATGTCAGGTTGTTTGCAGTAAAATCGTTATCATTACCAGACACATCATTTCCTAGAGCACTACTGTTTGCAAAATCCAATCTAAATCCGTTAGTGCCATACGTTCCGGCATACGCTATGGGCTCCCAGATATTCGTGACAGGATTAAATGCACCAAATGATGATGGTTCTAGTTGTTGACCATCTATAAAAATATATTCTGCCATATATCCATCAAACGGGTTACCACTTCCACTTCCTTTTCTTCCTATATCCATAGAAGTTGTTGTGTTGTATTGAGTTTGATAATTTTCTGCTGGTTGAGATTCAGTTGAAAAAGTGACTTGTGAACCATTAACATAAGATTTAACTCTATTACCTGCTGTTCCTTGTGTTGTATCACAAGCAACAACTATATGATACCACGCAGATTGATCTCTAAATAACACACCAGTTCTAAAATTGCCTGATGCTTCTGTATCAAAAGCAATTCCTAATCTATTTTCTGTATTGAAATAAATATAAGCTAAAGAGCCTGAACTTGTGCCTTGTGAAAGTATCATATCATCACTACCTAATACTCCTCTTTTAATCCAACAAGATAATGTCCAAGTTCTTCTATTTCCAGCACCACTAGGAGTTCTTTGTAAATAATCACTACTTCCCTGATTAAATCTACATGAGTTGGCAATAGTTGTCTGAGGAAAAGCAAGAGGCCATATGGATGATGATTGTGCTTCAAACTGACTATCTAAAGACCATACACCTGAAGCCACAGTTGTAGTTGGTGTATTTATTTTTCCTAAGATTCCGCCGTTATTCTGGTCCATTAGCTACTCCCTTTCGCTTCATCAGTGGACTCCTACGCGTCGTCTATCGATTCATATGATATGAAAAGTTCTAAATCTGATGCAGCACCCGCTCCACCTTTTAGAATATCTGTTTCCATTAAATATATTGGAGTATCAAGTAAAACCAACGTTGAGTCAGCTGGCACTGATATTGTTTTTGCTATGTGAAAAGTTCCAGAAGTATCAAAATTGTCAACACCATCTGGAGTAAAGTTTGATTTTGTAACTGATAAAGTTACGTCAGCTGCATTTGTTCCATCAACGTTTGCAACTGTAATTCTATTTATTTTTACAACTTTGTTTGCTGCCACAGTCATTAAAGTTGTAGTCGTAGTAGCAGATAAAGCAAATCCTACCGATTCACCTTTAATACTTGTTACTGATACTATATTTGGGTTTGCCATAATTTACTCCTTTTAGCCGAAAACGATTGCCATTGCAATAGCTTTTCCTGTTGATATACCGCTAACTTCTGCAAAAGATAACTGTCCAACTCCAGTAGTTCCAGAACCTGACACACTCTCTACTTTTAAAAACCTGTCTGCTGTAACATTACCTGTTGGAAATTTAAGTTCGTACGATTGTGAAGCACTGTGGGGCGGACTGGTTAGTTTAATCCCATGCGAATTAGATTCACAATTGAGTTGAATTGAGCCTGGATTTGTTGCACCCATAACCTCGATATTACCGGTTGCTTTTGGTCTTAATTTTAGACTGATATTAGTATCACCACCAACGGCTCCTATCTGTGGACCGTTTCCTGTTGCACCATTTGTCATATCTACATGGTTGACTGCAGAAGAGGTAGTCTCAAAAATCAATTGTTCGTTTGCATTTTCATCTCTGATACCGTGAGCATCATCGAAATCTATCATGAAAGAATTAGTATCTAGATTACCACCAAGTTGTGGAGATGTATCTGATACTATCTCTGTGAGTCCTAAAGCTATTTCTTTGATATCTGGATTAGTTCCGTCATTTGCCATTGCAAATACGATCTTGTCTCCTTTATCTGTTGCTGAAAAAGTAACCGTGCCTCCTGAACCTGTTATGTATTTAAATTGAACTGTATAAGCACCTGAAGTTGAGTTTCTTAAAAAGTAAAATGTTTGAACATCTAAAGGTATTGTTACAACCTGATTTCCTGTAATGGTTCCTGTAAACTCAATCATTCTATGAGAAAGTTCTGCGCCAGTCGATCCATCAGAAACTACTAAATCAGTTTGTTGTGCACCACCAGCGATTGATTTTTGAATAAATCCACCAGCTATCTGTTCTATTATTTGTAAATTTGTATTAGTCTTCGTCCCCCATGTACCGGCGTTTTCACCAGTTGCTTGAAGTTCTACCCCTAAAGGTGTAAATGTAGATGCCATAAAT